TAGGAACTCCAAAGTGTTCTCTAAGTGGCTCAAATACCTTCTCAGCTAAGACTTGCATATTCTGTAACTGATACGCATCAGGCTCATTGTTGATTCCTTTACGAACCGCAGTTTGACTCTGTGTAGCCTCTTTGTAAGATATGTGTTTAGATATTCTCATTAAACAATGTAATTACAATGTAGTTACGCAGTTACCTACAATTCCTTGTCTTGGTTCTTCTTGATTAGTGCCTTAATACCGCTTTTTAAGTCATCAGGTGCTAAAAACAAAGCTAACGATACAAGCAACATACCAAAGAATATAGTAGCACCACCATCTTTCTCAAGTAAGTAGTAGAAGTTGCCTATTAGTATCATAAAGCCAAGTATAGTGGTTGTTACGCCTTCTTTAAAGTTCTTCATTTCTCTTTCTTTAGTTGGTCTAAGTCTTTTAGTATTCTTTCTCTGTGTAGCTTATAATCCAGTATCTCTCCTTCTAAGGTTCTAATATCTGGGAACACATAGGTGTTTTGATTGTATCTTAGTGACTTTGTTTCGTTCTCAAGGTCAGCTATTCTTTTCTCAAGTTTGGTATAAAGCAATACCGCTCCACCCACCACAATGACAATCTGAATAAGCCATTTGATGTTTATACTCAATGAAGAGTCATCACTCAGCTTTGGCAGATTCTCACCCATTCTTTATCTTTCTCTTAACGAAGTAAAACACCTCTTTGCCTATAAGACCGAATAGACCACCTATAAAACCAACTGCGGCAGCTTGTAATAAGCCCATTAACTCAATGGTAGTAGCAGCAGTTAAAATGTATCCACCTATGAAAGAAATCTTGTTGTCGATTGCCATTGTATTCTTATTAAGGTCTTAAGGGAGCCTAAGCTCCCGATTGACCGATTTTATTAAACTACTTCTTCAGGTAATGCGAAAGACCATCCTGCGAATGTGTGTACTCCACCTCCTGATGGAATAACCTCATTCTCTACCCATCCTTCAGGGAAAGCTACTTCGCTAACCTCAGCAGAGATTAACTCGCCTTCTTCGGAATATACCGCTTCAGATAAAATGTTGGTGATTTCTTTTACTACCCATAGTACATCTACGGAGTACTTGTCAGATACGATAGGAGCGACCAACTCGTTTCCTTCTTCATCGTATTCTCCTTGTACCTTTACGATATGACCAAGTTCTACGATAGTGTGTGAGTGAGTAGGTTGTTTTTCTTCGTTTAGACCAAGTCCTTCAATTAATGCTTGAGCATCTTCTTTGGAAGAAAAAGCGTATTTTTTAAATATATGTGACATAGTTATAAAGATGTTAGTGCTGCTAATTCAGCGTTAGATAATCTTGTGTCGTATAGTTGGATTTTTGAAACACCACCAGATAATTCGTTGCTTCCGAGTATATCATTACCTACGGTTAATTTAATCAACTCTAAGTTAAAAGCTACACTTGCAGAAGTGTTTTGACCCACAAGAACTCCATCAACATAAAAAGTAAGGTCTGAATCGGCATATGCAATAGCATACTTATGATTCCCGTTAGTTAGGTTGGTTTTATTTACATCTCTAAGAGCCCCACTATTAGCTCTAATACGAGCAATAAAAGTTGTTCCGTTGATAATCGAAGCAACAAAGTTGACTGATGTGCCGCTGCTTATTGTCGATACGAGTCTAAAACCAGTAGATATACTCTCTACATTAAATTCACCATAAATAGTACCTTCAGTCTGTCCGATAATACCACTTGGAACTGTCTGAGAAGCGACCTCAGCAACCCTTGTAACAGAAGAACCACTTGTAGGAATATAACTTGTAGCGTATGAGCCTGCTTCCCATTGAATACCCCAAAAATAAACACCAAGACTTGAAGCACCTTGATAAGTATATTTATTTGATGAATTGGCAATACCAATTTGACCTACTAATCCACTATAATCAGATACTGCTGTAACAGTAAGAGAACATCTATACCATCCATCACCATAGTTTACTATATTTGAAGTCCCGCCAGATGTGTATGAAACAGAACCGCTATCTAAATTGTAAACAGAATATTGCCAAGCACCAGTGTAAAATCTAATAACCCCTCTTCCTCCAGTTCCATCAGATTTAAAAAACGCAGAGAATGTATAAGAAGCACCATTTGTAACACTTCCAGCACTATTATAACTTAATAAGTGTTCTCCGTTAGACGAATTATCTATGATTCTGTCGGCAGTCACTTCTCCATCTGGAGATGATACATCGTTTCTTGAAACAGTAACATTTATAAGAGAGTTTCCGTATTGTTCACTATACAAAGCTGAATTAGTCCTACTTGGCTCTAATAGCAAATGTCCATCAGCGTTGTTTAAGAAGTCGATTCTTGGTACACCACTTGCTACACTTTCTATGAGTCCACTCTCGTTTACTCTTGTAGCAGTACTTGCCCTTGTAAATGTAAAAGGCAGGGGCTTAAAGTTATTGTTCAAATCGTTATACGCAAGGACAGAACCTGCTTTAGCTGCCCAAGACCCCGCACCGAATTTTAATGTTGCACTCATAGTTAGTATATTAAGTATTGTTGTGCTTGAGCCATTTCAATAAATGAATCCCAAGAGGTTAAGTCTTCTAATTGCTCATCAGTTAATGCTGCATCAAATGCTATTAGTTGTTTGGTTTTTCCGTAGAAAGGAGATAATCCTGCTCCACTATCAAATCTAAGCTGATTTAATGTATTATTAGGCATCATAACAGCAGAAGAAATGGACCCCACTAAAAAACCATTTACATAAAACTTCAAATCGTTTGTCTTCCAATGAACAGAAATTTTAGATGTTATAGTTGAGTCTAAAATACTATGAAATAATGTTTTTGTGGTTTGTCCATTAACAAATAAAGAATACTCAACTTGATTACTTGTACCAGTATATCTTATATTAACTCTATTAAATCCAGTACCATCAGATATAGCAATGGCTCTTATAATTCCATCATTAGCTAAAGCACTAATCTCAGCAAACAACACCCCTTCTGAATCATTAAACTCAGCAGATGTACCTGCTCCGTTACATACCTCTGCTGCTCTTGCTACTGTTGTTCCCGATGTTGGAATGTATGAAGTAGCGTAAGAACCTGCTTCCGCTTGGAATCCCCATATTTGTAAATCAGAGCTAACATTTGTAACATTGTAAAAACCTATATTTCTTGTTCCAGTTGAACTCGCCGTAAATGTGTAAGTAAATCTTTGCCATTGAGATGTAGCAGTAAATGCTGAAGATATTGATACACCGAAATCGCCATAAATCCTAAAATACTGCTCAGACGATGTATTACTTTTAATATAAACAGATAGCGTTATTTGTTGTCCACTTGTATGCGAAATGCCTTGAAATAAAAGACTTGCAGTTCCAAGAGATGGAATTTGTAATCTATCTGCGTTAGTATCACCATCTGGACTAACAAATTGATTAGCAGTAACAGTTGGAGCGGTTACTCCAGAAGTAGCCCAAGTAGTTGTAAAATCAGCAGATTGCAAAGCTAAGTTAGTCCTCGCAGGTTCCAACAACAAAGCAGGACACGACTGAACAACCCCATTTAAAATAGGATAATCCAATCTTGGAACTCCACTTGCTACTGTCTCAATTAACCCCTCAGCGTTAACCCTTGTAGCAATAGAAGCCCTTGTGAAATCAAAGTCACCATCTCCATTAGCAGGTAGTACAGAATACAAAGTCCCTGCCTTGTATCCCGATGGTATTTGTACTAAAGAAGCATCGTAGTATTTGCTCATTACATTATAATTTTATTTATGTTAGTTTCTACACAAGAAATAGCCTCAAGAGTAGCACTTGCATCAGCTACCCTCTCCGTATATTTTCTTACTATGTTAGTTCTTAAAAAGTCTGTGCTAAAGTAATTAGGACTCACACCAAGACTCTTATTCATATTGTCAATCGTGCAGTAATAAGCCTCAAATACTCCACCATCAGCAATTACTCTCGCTTCTAAAGCATCTACATCAGCTACAATATCTTGGAAGATTTTATAACCCAATGCGTAGTCGCTATATACAATACCCCAGTATATTGGATTGATGACTCCATCACCCCACCAAGTAGTGTCGTATATCTTGCCCCATCCTATGTTGTTGTCTGCGTACATTTATTTCTTTTTATATAACTATTTTTTTGTCTCGTTTTGCTTAATGAACATCAATAGTTTTTGAATGTTGCTATCTTTTGGTTTATATGTTACAGAACCCATCCTTGAAATGTTGAATCTTTGTCAGGGTAAATATCATCGTTTGTATTAGAATAATACTCTGGAAACAAAGACTGATTAAACGACATATAATCAATAAATCTACGAGTGTAATACTCTGCTATATCTCTCTCTTTTTGAACCAAGTAATCTATCTCCTCTTTTGAAGCGATTTCAGAGTTCTCAGAAGTGTGTTTATAAACCCCTCCGTTCTTAATCGAGAAAGAAGCAAATGGTAAATAATCTACCATCGCATAATGAATCAACATAGGTTGAACATAAGTAGTAACTAAACTCAAATAATTACCACTCAATGTACCTGCGATAATATCAGCGGAAATCTTATTGTACAAATCTGTACCCAAGTAATTACGAATATGAATCTCTTGAGCAATCTTAATAAACTGAATAAACTTATCAGTATCCACATTACCATCTAAGATAGTATTGCGAACTATATCCTCTCTTTTTACAAATAACGCTACTGCCATATTATGATGGATAAGCACCTTGTCGTGGCATATCTATTGGAGCAATAGCCACCTCTTTAGGTTGTTTGTTAATTTTAAAACCTTGTCTAACCGCTTCGTTTACATTCACGAATCTTGTTCCGAATAAAGCATCTCCTGCGTAAGGCTCTCCATTTTGCTTTAACTTCTTCTTGTAGATTCTTCTTTCCCATCTATGATAGCAGTTTACTCCACCCTTGTATTTAAAGAGTGAGTAGTTCTGTCCGTTATGACCAAACTTGTTATTCACACCATTAAAAGACATCATATCAATATCTTCTTTGCGGTATAATTTGTCAGCAGATAGTATTCGAGTGCAGAATTGTCTTGAGTCTCCTTTAGGTTCTTTAGATGTTCCTTTTACATACTTGTATCTTACTTTCCATATCTTACCATCAAGATTCGACTCTTGGTTAGCAGATAACTCAGTAATACCATTCAAGTATCCTTCTACATCAAAACCCTCTGGTTCATCTTCCGTATCTTGAGCATCTACAAGTTCATATTCTTCATCCTCAGCTTCACCTAACTCCTCAATCATTGACCAAATCTCCTCTGCGAGTTCATCACTCATAAAAGGTCTTTTATCAGATGACATCTTTACTCCAGTTTCTTCTTCTCGTGTCTCAGAATCTACCGCATTCTCTAAGTCTGTGAACTCTAAAGGTTGAAGCGTTTTAAAGTACAAATTAAGAGCAATATTGTTGTAAGCTAATACTTGGTCAAAGGCATCTATCAAAAGTGTCTGAAATGGTCTAATTACCGTGTTATCCATCAAGATAGAAGCGGTCTTTAACTCATCAGCGTTATTCCCAAGTCCTGAGTTATCTTTAATACCCAAAAGCATAGGAGAAACTACCCTATGAGATACCATAATCTTTCTCATCGATTCATCAGATAAGAATTGGTATTGGTTGTGTGCATCACTTAACTGAACTGGTGTAATAGTAGCGGCAGCATTAGCATCATCGTTAAACGCTAAGATGAACTTACCAGCATTTGAAGAACCTTGAAACTTCTGTTTAATTCTTTGCTCGATTAGTTGTCTCTCTTCTTCGTTTGGAATACCATTGTTGAAGTTGATAAGCATTGATGGAGCAAGTCCATTCAAGATGTTATTTAAATGGTAGTTTGAAATCTCCTCCTCTAATTCAGCATATTGAAGACCTCCTTGATAATCTACTGGTGAGTAGTAATAGAATCCTGCTCTGTAAGGCTTCACAAATAGAATTTCGATAGACTCTTTAGATGTACCGAACGCGGGTATTCTTAAAGGTTTGTCAGATGGTTTAACT